GTTTTCTTCCTCTGATGTCGATGATGTTGAATTAGGTACTTTTCCTAATATCATTTTATCTACTTCGTCTGCCCTGAGGTCAAAATTGGTCTTTTATGAGTACTTTCGTGCTAATGTGCACGTTAAGGTTGTTTTCAATGCCATGCCCTTTCAATCTGGCAAATATTGGTTATACTTTTCTCCCTATGATACTGAGAGTAATCGAGGCGCTCGAGGAGATTTGGCCAATGCCACTGGGTATCCGGGTATTGAAATTGACATTGCCTCTGGAACTCCTGTTGAGATTGTTATTCCTTATTGCGCGCCCCTTTCCCATTATAACTTGGTTACGGCTGAGTCGACCATGGGAACGTTGCGTATGATTCCCATTGCCGCTGCCGCTTCAAGTGAGACTCCCACTACCATCTCTTACACGATGTATGGTTGGTTTACTGAGGTTGATCTCACTCTTCCAACTTATAAGAACCTCAATAGTAATTTTGTGGCTCAAGTTCTTGTGAATGAGACGGTTGCACCAATTCTTGATCCTGTGGTTGATGGTGTGAAAGCAGCTGCAAGCAATGCTCTGCAAACTGTTACTCAGTTGCCTTTGACATGGATGTCTAGGGCACTATCTGGAGTTGCTTCCACGCTTGGTTTTTCTAAGCCTATTAACAACGAGCCTTGCCACTCATTTTCCAATTTGCCTGGTAAAGGGTATACGAATTATGATGGACATGACTCCAGTGTTGTTTTGGGTGCCACTACAGATAATGCTATTCAGAGTTATCCTGGAATATTCTCCACAGATGCCGATGAAATGGATATTGACTTCGTAAAGAAGAAATCATGCATTTTTCGTTCTGTGTTGGATTGGAATGTCTCATCTCCTGTTGGAACTGAGTTGGCGACTATTCCTGTAACTCCGGGTTACTGTGCCGCTCCTGTGGATGGTGAGGCTAAGTGTACTACCCTTGCTTATTTGGCTTCCATGTTTAGGTATTGGAGAGGAGGTATGAAGTATCGCTTCTCCTTTGCTAAAACTGGATTCCATTCGGGTAGGATTCGTTTCACTTTTGTTCCCCGTGTAGCTGGTAGTCAAACGCCATTCGCTCCAGG